AGCAAGGAAGAAACATAGATTTTATGTGTGTAGATTATTTAGATTTGCTTATGCCAGTTAGTGCAAAAGTATCTCCAAATGATTTGTTTGTAAAAGACAAGTATGTATCTGAAGAATTACGCAACTTGGCAAGAGAACTAAACATATTGTTTGTGACTGCGTCGCAGTTGAATAGAAGTGCAGTTGAAGAAATAGAGTTTGATCATAGTCATATCAGTGGTGGTATCAGTAAGATTAATACTGCTGATAATGTGTTTGGCATATTTACAAGTCGTGCTATGCGTGAACGAGGCAGATATCAAATACAAGCAATGAAAACAAGAAGTTCAAGTGGTGTTGGTATGAAGGTGGACTTGGAATTTGATATAGAAAGTTTGCGTATACGAGACTTAGGAGATGATGAAGAGTATCAACAGTTTAAGAAACAAAGTAGTAGTATCTATGATCAGATAAAAGCAAAGTCAATACAAAGTGATCCTGCGTCTGAGGCGACTGTTGAAGATGAACCAGGCAAGATAGTTGCTGATGTACAGAGCACAAAACTAAAACAAATGTTGGCAGGTATTAAAGCAAAAGGTTAGGCATATTGATCAATAGGCATTGCTTTTACATTTTTGCGTTTTACTTTTAGATAGTTACTGTTGTCTTTGGTCCACATTTGTCCTTCGCCAACTATAACACTATGACGTGCATATTTTACAGGCTTGTCAACAACCAAATCAACATAGCGACCTTCTCCTACACCTAGTGTGATAAAGTGTATATAACTTTTTACATCACTCTTGAACACTCGACTGGCGGCAACTATACCCGCAAATTGAAACTTGTCTAAAAATAAATTTTGTAATCCCATGTTTGGCAAAAATCCTGGACTATTCCATGCTCCATGTTGTTTGAAACTTTCAACAGGATCTTCTGCAATCCAATTGTCAAATCCTAAGTCACGCAGATCCCAACCAGCACGTTTTGCTTCGTTACGATATACCCAACGTGCATATGATCCTTGGCAATGTTTTAAACAAGCACGCCAAAATTCTTTTGGATTGTACACTTTGTGATATGCTAACGCCCATATAAGTCTACCCAAGTTTACTGCGTGTGCTCTGCACAAACCAAAACCACTCAGTGATTGCATTTGTTCGTAGATATCATGTTTGTCTGGATGATCTCCTAGTCGTGCCATAAATTGCATCATCTTTTCTTCATTCTTTTTTGCAAAAGCACGTCTATACATATCTGCTTCATACGGTGATATGCCAATTAGCTTCATTATTTTGTGTATAGCATCATCTTCATATACTATTGCATTCTTTTGTATACCTTTTTCGCTCCAGTCACGAAACCAACTTGCTTTACGTCTTCCTTCCATAGCAACAGGACGTACCAATGCACTTGCAAACACACAATCCTCAACACCTGTTGGTTGCAATGCACGGAAAAGTCTTTTCATAGTTGGTGATTCGCCTTGTGTAACTCCAAGCACATCACCTCTACACAGTAAGTCGCTAACTTGATCATCCTGCTTTGGATAAGCATCCAATCTTGTGTGCGGATCTATTTCTAACAATTGTGAAAGTCCTCTGTTTGCAAGTATATCAACTTTTAAGTGTTCTAAATCTTCTACTTCATTTTTGTCAAGCAAGATGAGATTGTCATCGCGAAATAAACTTTTGGGCAGTGGACGATCAAACACTAACACACCACCACAGTGTTTGCTAATACAACGTTTTTTACCCATAAGTTTGCGTTCAATACGTCTTGCTTCTTGCTCATCTATACCAAGTTGTTTGTATTCAAAGTCAGCAGGAAGTTTACCTTTTGCACCTAGTCGCTTGGCCGCCTCTCGCCGTGCTGACTTTTCTCTATAAAGTACATAGTTTGATATTCTAGCACTCTGTGTTGGCCATTTGTCAAAAATTCTTTGCATAGCAAGTTCTTGTTTGTGATGAGGTATATCAATATCCACATCTGGCAAATCATCTCTGTGTGGATTTAAGAATCTTGCCAATGGTATGTTCCATTCTATAGGATCAACGTCTGTTATGCCCATGAGATAGCAAACTAAACTGCTACCAGCACTGCCTCTAGTCATGTGTGGTATATCTTCATTGAGATCAAGTATTAGTCTTATTTTGAGAAAGTAGTCTGTAAAACGTTGTTCAAGAATAATTTGAAATTCTTCTGCTAGTCTGTCTTGATATTCTTTGCCTTGTGGAGTTGTTCTTCTAAATTGTTCTAATAATAATTGTATCTGTTCTATTTCTGTTTTCATGTTTGCCTATGTTTGCCTAAAGATGCCTTAATAGGTATATTTACTCCAGATTTTGTGCTACTATAAATATTTGAATCAACAAAAAGTGCTAAATACTGTAAAGGGACAAAGTCATGCAAAAAAAGACAAGAAGCATCTTTGAAGAATTAGATAGTATCTACACAGAACGTTATTCAAAAAAACAAGAACGTGGTTATATTGTAGAGTCTCGAGCTAGTAACGTGATTGCTAGTGCGATACGTCTGATGGAACAAATAGATTCTTTGTATGATACAGAACAAGCAGAAAATTTACATCGTAAATTATTAAATGCTATTCGTTTGCGTGATCCAAAGAAATTTGCAAGGTCAGTGAAGAGAACCAATGAAAAATAAACTTACAGAACAACAGATTCAAGAACAATTACTTGCAGAATTTGATGCATTAGATAAACTTGGAAGAGGTATAGGCCGTACAATTGGTGCTGGTGCTAAAACACTTGGCTCAGTAGCAGGGGGAGTTGCAGGATTAGGTAGTGCTATTAAGAAAGGTTATCAAGCAGGAAAACAGACTGTAGGTGGCGGTGGTGCTAATGTGAACACTGCACAACAAAAACCAGCACAACAACAACCAGCACAACAAAGTGGTAATTTACAAAAAGAAAAACCATCACTCTCACAAAGATTCAAGTCTGGCGCAGGTAAATTTATGCGTGGAATTGATAATGTTCGAAACTATGATTATACCAAAGGCACTCAAACACAACAAGATATACAAGGTGCAAAAGCTACTGCACAAGCACAGGCAGATGCTCAAGGTGCTGAGTATCAAAAACAACTTGCCAAAAACCAAGGCAAAACGGTGGGTACACAACCTAGTGCAAAACAGCAAACACAAACGCAAACACAAACACAAACACCAGCCTCTGGTGGTACACAAGCAACAAAAACTACTGCCCCAACAACTGCAAGACCACAAGGTGGCGGCAAACAAAAAGGAGTGGTGAGTCAAACTCCTGGTGCCATTAAAAAACGTCAACAGAGAGCACAACAGAAACAAACGCAACCTGGGCAAACTGCAACTCCAGTTCCAGGACAAAGACAACCAAGTGCAGTCAAACAAGGTATGAACCAAGCTAGACAGCCTTCTAAAACTGCACAAGACGTAGGAAAAAAATCAGGTGTAGATCCAAGAAACGTTAAAATTGGTGGACAAAAAATAGATATGACAGATCCAAAATTCCGTAATTTACGAAATGCAATTGAAAAAGCCTCTCCTGGAACAATTAGCACTATTGATAAACTTAAACCAGCTGACAAACAAAAGCTCAAAAAGGCATTAGCATGAAGATAACAGAATTTAAAAATTATGAAACCAGGCATGTGCTTTTAGAAAGCCTTGATAAGAACAATCGCAATACATATTTGTTATGGGAAAGTGCAGGCAAACAATTAAAAGAAGCCGCTCTAACTCCACAACAGATACAAGGTTTATTCTCAGAGATTGAAAAGTCAGCGACTGCCGCTGGATCAAATCGGACACTAGTTGGGCAAGGATTAGATAAAGTAAATCAAGTAATTGTCAAACCGTGGAATGACCTCAAGGCAAAAATTTACGATTCAGGACCAATGCAAGGGTTTGCAGAAAAGTATGATCAGGCCGCAGAAGCATTAAAACAAAAAGCCGGAGGTGACGAAGGCAAAGTAATGCAAATTGTTAACAAGTACAGACGATTTGCAGAAAAACATCCTATCATGCAAGGTTTTATCTATTCAGCATTGATAGCCG